ATAAAGTCCTTTTCTTTATTTCAATATGATTCAGAATCGTTTTGGTCGGATGAAGTAATTGAACAAATAGAAAAGAGGCAGAAAATAAAAGATAAAAGAAAGGAGGCTGCAAATAAAAGATGGGTGTCTGAGAAAAATATTATTGTGCCAGAAAAAGAGAAAGAGGTTGAATCATCTCCTATTGTTAAACCTACGAGAGTTAACAAAGAGCAAGAGATGAAGTCAAGAGAGAGGGAGTTTTATAACGTGTTAGTTCCATTCGTCAATACTTATGGCCGTGAAATGATAAGAGAATTTTTCGATTACTGGAGCGAGCCGAACAAGTCACATTCAAAGATGAGATTTGAGCAGGAGCGGACATGGGATTTAACGAGACGATTGCAAACATGGGAAAAAAGAAGTAGAAATGGATTTGGTAAATACAACAGCGGACCGGATAAGCAGGCAGCTAATTATAAAGCCGTTGAAGCCTATCGAAATGAAAGCATTCAAAATCTCAAACCAATGGATTCAGAAGAACAGATGCCTATCTAATTTGTTGAGTAATTATTCTCCTGCCAATTGGTCTTATTTACCGCAAATAGGTGACGAAGCGTACACACGCGAATGTCCTTCCATTGGCGCGTTAGATGAACTCTTTCAAGCGAAAGGCGTTGCAAGGATGTGGATAGATGAACAAGTAACAGCGATGTACCTGATGTCTTCAAGCAAAGAGAACATGAGGACACCAATTTCATTGTTTGCAAGTAATTTTTCTGTCGTTGCCGCGCCATACAAATTGACAGAGTTGATGCTGTTCTTTTCAAGATATGCGGCTGGAATGTACGACAATTCTTATTCCACTTTCAATTCAAGAAGGATTGGCGTTGCTTTTCATTCTGAATTTTTGCCGCAAAGGGAGCAGGCTTTAGCGAGGCTCGAAAGGCGTAAGGCTTCAAATATAAAAGATGAGGTTTCAAAAATAACAAGAAATCAATATGAAGAAAGCAAGGATTTTAAAACGACAGTGAAAGTGCTAAAAGATAGCGATGAACTAAGAGAAAAACTTGGCATTGCATCTGGATTAAACGTTAATGGCATAGGCGTGAGTTTTTTGCCAAAGAAATATATTTATCTTATTCACGAATATCAATCAAAGAATCTTATCACAGTATTATCCTGCGAATCAATCAAATAAAATATGGGAAACGTGAATCTTTACACTCTCCTTTTGCGTATTCATGATTTCTTTTTTGGTAATGCAGAAATGAAATACAAGAAAGAATTGCAAGAGAGGTCAAATAATGAAATTCAAGTGATGGAATTTGACGGTGAGCTATGGCTCTGCCATCGTAACACACCACTAATCAAGCAAGAGTGGACTACTGAAAATCTTGCTAAGCTGACAGAAAAAGTTAGAGAGAACTGGATGAAGTATAATATCTTAAAATATAAAAAATGACTATCAACGAATATCAAGAAAGAGCGCTGGAAACAGCAATTTACCCAAATTCAATTATCTATCCTACCATCGGTTTAACTGGGGAAGCTGGAGAGGTAGCAGACAAAGTGAAAAAGGTTCTCCGCGACAAAAACGGAGAGTTTTTTAAAGACTCCTCTACGAGGGAGGAAATAATGAAAGAGATTGGCGATGTCTTATGGTATTGCGCAACACTTGCAAACGACCTTGGTTATTCCTTGGAAGAAGTTGCTGAAACGAATATTAAAAAACTATCAAGTCGCAAAGAAAGAGGTATGCTTGGTGGTAACGGAGACAATCGATAAACCAACGAAAAGTATAATTGTAATGACAAGAGAAGAAATAACACACATCTATTTTCGTAAGATATGGCTGTCGCCAAGTGGTTTTCCAAGATTTCCTCGAAGCGCAATGTATGCGTACAGGGCTGGAGTTATCCGCGAAGACGAGAAAGAAAGATATGGAATTGACAAAATAATAAGACGATTTAATTCATGAAGCTAACAGAAAAAATTATGAATGCTCTTAACGATGAATGTGGAATATGTTATAAGAGTAAGACAGAGCAGGATGTTTTCCTTTTTGGCGCGAGAAGAGCGCTGGAGGAATACGCAAAAGGCTTGTGGCATGGAGCAGACGAACAACCAGCCATCAACAGCGAGGTTATCATATTTGCGAAAAAAGTACTGCCAAGCGGACAGAGGGTAGCGCCGACTTATGCGGCCGTTTATCGTGATGTTATGGGCCGAAACGTTTGCCTGTTTACCGATATAGATATTAAGGCAGATATTGTCAGATGGATTAACGTAGAGGATTTGCCATGAATGATTGGAAGCCAGATGTAAGATGGAGGCCAAATACGGGTATCATGAGGCACGAACCACTAATGCCAGTGCCTCACAAGAATATCAATCTGCTCGTCACCTACGCGGAAGCTGAGCAGGAGCATGAAGCTGCCATGTGGAAGAAGATGAACGATAAGCGGCGGCGTGAATACGGCATTTGCACTGCATTATGTTACCTTCACTTCATGCGCGTTGAATATGCCATGAAGCTTGCACGTGATGCTGTAGACACGCTTGCCAAGCGCAAGGACATATATCGACATGAAGTCAAGCGGACGTGCAGAAGAATTGTTGACGAGGTGGCGAGACTGAATGCTTGGATGTATAATGTCATTCAGAAAGAAAGCTATCTTGAAGGCTATGACCACTTCGTTGACACCTTCAGCGAGCACATGAAAGAGAAATATGATGCGCTGCGTTACTGCATGATGCAGGCTTGTAAGCCATGCTTGACAGACCCTGTCTTGTATGCTCAGTTGGAATGTACGAGAATTGTTGCAGAATTGGCAGAAGCCTGCCGCAAAGGAGACATGGAGGTATACAGAGATTACTCGTACATCAAAGGTATCTACGCCTACAACACTGAGACGCTTATACCTCTCCTTTCTTCGCTTGAAGAATTGATAAAAAAGCGGATATTCATTCGCGGAAGCAAGGACGTTAATATCAACAAGGATGAATATGTGTGCAGGTGCGTGAACGCTGTGACTGACAGATTTCGCGATGGTAAAGGTTTAGTAAAATTATTAGAAGATAAATGGTAATATTATGAGTGAATATAGAATATATAACGACATGGATACAGGTAACATAATGGACTGCCTGCCTGAATCTGAGAAGATAGATTTCGTGTATGAATGTTTCGAATGTCTTGAATTATATCAGAGACAAGATTTTATCAAAGCGCTTGGCGCGAATAAGGTTGTTGACCTACTTGGCGAGGATGATATTATTTACGAGCTTGTAATGCGAGGATATAAAATCACAAAAGATGGAAGCGAGGATAATTAAGGAAAATGGCGATTATGTTGTATATGCGGAGATTATATCTCCTGACGGATATACAACTTTCAAGCCGCTGCGCAACTTTGGTTGTCGTCAGTCTGACGCGATAGAATATCGTGACAGCGACTTGAATGACGTGACGGATATACAACTAAATACGCTTATTAGGACATACAATCCAAAAGTAAAATATAAGCGATGCGTCGATGAAAATGGCGTTGCTGGCAGTACAATAAAGGCAACCTCCAGTGGTATCTTCCAAGTCTGTATGAGCTTGGAACAATCATCGCTTATCGTGATGAATTGAACGAGGTACTGGAATGCTTGGTGCTGACCAGTTTGATGAAGATGATTTGGGCTGGAGTAGTTCCGAGGGCAACAGTTGGGGCGCATGGATTGTCTACTTCGGTTATCGTAGCTTCAATACCTTAGGAAAGTTCTATGGCTTCGTTGTGATGGCTGTCTCCGCATTTAGTCCATTGCGACGTGAGAAATCTTTGATTACACACGATGAAAAATAAAACAACTATGGCAACTAATAAAGACACAGAGCAGTGCTGCACACTGCCTGAATTGAAGGAAACGGAAAAAGAAAATGTTAATGTCGCTGAGATTCTTCGCGACTACAAGGAAAATGAAATAATTCTATACACAACTATGTTGGGCAATGCGTTCTTCAAAGGGTTCACGCGCGATGGTAGTGGAATTATCCTCGAGAGCACGAACACAGTCGATATTGCGCTTGACGCAAACGGAAGGATGAAAGAAGTGCAGAGCGGCGAATGTAATGTATTTCCTTCTGCTGAAATGCGTGACTGGAATAAGTTTTTCAAACATGGTGATGTCGTTATCAATCAAAAAGACGGAGGTATTTTTGTCTTTCATTGCTGGGCAAATGGCAATTATACAAAGATGAGTATAATTGACTACTTCGACAAGCCAAGTTCGTTTGGCGGAAACGAGTTTAGACTAAAACGTTTGACTGTTAAAACAAAAGACTTTCAGATAGCCGATGAAGAACAACGTAAATGGTTCTTTGACTTGATGGAGCAATCTTACACCATTGTTGTTGACTGCGGAAGAATAGTGGAGGTGTACAATAAAGCGCCAGGCTTTAAACAGTATGACAGAGTTCTCGTACGCAACAGGGAGCAGAGCTGGAAGATAGACTTGTTTTCTCATTATGAGCAATTTGGCAGCTTTCGCTACAGAACGCTTGGAGGATATTACGAATATTGCATACCGTTTGATGGGAATGAACATCTTGTCGGTAAAGAAGTCAAAGATGAGGAGGCATAAAATGATAAACATTAGAGAAATAAGAATTGGCGATATTATCAAAGAAAATAAGTACGAAGGGTATAAATACTCTATCGTTGAAGGTATTGACAACATCAGCGGTACGATTCGTCATAGAGAGGTATATGAAGATGGAGGCAGGCAGATGGCTATTTCTTCATACGAAGATATGTCGCCGTTTCCGCTATCAATAGAATTACTGGAGGCAAACGGATGGCAGAAATCATTGGATGGAGAGAATGTGCTCTTTGGAGAATTTAAGCCTATTACAATAGGGCTTATACCTTCTGCGGATTTTGACTACGCTTTCAACCCGATATTGCTTCCAGGTTGTTCAAAAAGAAAGCGCGATGCGATATTCATGTACGAAATAGAATCAGTGCATGAACTGCAAGCGCTGCTTGATACGTGGAGATTGAACGTGAAAATCAAACCATAACAATCATGAATATTACAGACCACAAGAATCTTTATAAATAATAACAGCATTTATGGAAATCAAGATTGAAAACGCAAAGGCTGCCTTGAAAACAGCCGATGAGAGCGTCAAAAAAGTTCTTCTTGCTCTCTTACCCGAATTGAAAGAAACAGAGGCACAGATAGCCGCAAATCGCCCGATTATAGAACGTGTGAAGACCTTTGAGGACGCTTGCCGTGAGTTAGGCGCAGACCACCCCTTTGTTCTCGCTTATCAGAACACAAATCTGCGTGACCCCGAGGTTGCAGAGGAAAACAGAGACATCCTCGCATACATGAAGCTTCGCATCATCGCCGCCGCCCTGAATGAGGGTTGGAAGCCTCAGTTCACAGAAGACGAGGAACGTTGGTATCCTTGGTTCACGCTATGGACGGAAGAAGAACTGTCAGAGAAGAGTGACGAGTGGAAAGCCGACCGACACATCATATCAACAGGCGACTATTCAAGAGACTGGGCGGCGGGCTTCGCTTTTTCGGCCTCGTTTGACGCCCCCTCGGGTTCGGGTGCGGTCTTCGATTCTCGCCTTTGCTTTAAGAGCGAAGCTCTCGCCACGTATTGTGGCCAACAATTCATCAAGCTTTGGGCCGACTTCAACATGATTAAGAAATAATAAATCAAACCCTAACCATTATGGATATTACAGATTACAAGAACCTCTACAGAGCAGCGAGAAAGTTAGATGAAGCTGTTTACAAGAATAGCCCCAAATATCGTTCTGTAAAATATAAATCCAATTACTACGGATTCAACAATACAGAAGTCAATGCGAATTGTATGCACCCTTTCACCATTCAGCTAAAATCTTATCTTGAACTGAATCGTACTAATGAGCAGGGAGAAACAATCAAGGAAGAATGGTTGAGATTTAAAGATGATTCGCTGGTGGAAGAGTTTATGGTTAAAGCGATTAACTGCCACAAAGAGGAAATTTTAAAGACTACTTCTCTATTAATCAAGCACTATTTGGAAGAGAATATTGATTTGGTTAAGAAGGAGAGGGAGCGATTTCTAATATCGAAATGTTTATTGAAAATGGTCTACAAAAAGACTGACAATAACTTTGATATATTGTACCTAATTATTATATTTGCGTATTATTATTATATTTGCGTATTAATTAGATATTTAGCAAATGGCGTTGACGACCAACAAATACAGGAATAAGAAGATAAAGAATGCGCATGGTACTTTTGATTCCATCAAGGAGTACGAACGCTTTCTTTATCTCTCTGCGGCTCAAAAGAAAGGTATAATAAGTAAATTGACAAGACAAAAGAAATTTACTCTTATTCCCTCGCAAAGAGATGTGTATGGAAGGGTTGTTGAGCGTGAATGTTCTTATAGGGCAGACTTCTGTTATAGGAAAAACGGTAAGTTAATTGTTGAAGATGTGAAGAGTGAGATTACGCGAAAAAATCACGAATACATCATCAAACGAAAACTTATGCTATATATCATGAAAATTAAAATAAATGAGGTATGAACGAGGAATTTGACATAAAAGGCGATTTAAATTTCGGCGATGTTGGTTTTGATATTGGCGACATAGATTCCAGCTTGTTTGAAGTGGATTTTGACGGAGGCGACCAAATCGAAACGCGATATGTCAGGCCAATGCTTAAACCGATAAAAGAAAACCAAATTCTCTATAGCAATGCTGAAAAACTGGCAAAGGAAATTGATGTTAGCAAGGGATTTCGCTATGATGCTTTTATTAGTGGTAATTTCATTTTTGGAGATTTTATTGAAGCATTTCTGACAAACAAGGATATAATAGCCAAGAAAATGATTGTTTCTACCTTGTCATTAAGTCAAAATAATATTGACAGTTTTAAGAATCTTCTGGAATATGGATGGATTGAAGACTTATCTTTGATTGTTAGTGCATATTTCTACTCAAATGAAATACGTGTTTTGATTCCTTACATTTATAGCAATCTTGATATTGATAATAAATTCCAGCTTGCTGTTGCTGGCGTTCACACAAAGACTTGTCAGATTCTGACAGAAGATGGAAGAAAAATCGTCATTCATGGAAGTGCAAATCTGCGTTCCTCAGCTAACGTGGAACAAATTACAATTGAAGAAAATGAACAGCTTTATGACTTCTATGAAGAGTTTTACAGCAAAATTATTGATGAATACTCAACGATTAGAAAACCAATCAGAGGAAATAAATTGTGGAATGTTGTAAACAAATAGGCTTATGGCAAGTGGTAGCGAAAAGAAAAAGGACAAAACGAAGATAAAGAGTAATACTCCTGCCAAAGAAAGAGGTAAGCGTATGAAAGGGGCGAATAAAAAGACGAAAGATTTTATCGAAAAGCAAAACAAAAAGATGGGCGGTGAACTTCAATTTTAACATCCATGTAAATGAAAGCAGAAAAAGAAATCACATATAGAAAGGTAGCTGACTTACATCCACTTCCTAATAATCCGCGAAAAATTAAGAAGGAAGAGATGGAGAGGTTGGTTGATTCCATTACCATAAATGGCTTTTGGGAACATAGACCATTGGCTCTTACTGAGAGGGATGGCCGATTGATTGTTTTGTGTGGTAATCAGCGATTGAAGGCTGCGCGAAAATTGAAAATCAATGAACTTCCCACTATTTTATATCGTGATTTAAGTAAGGATGAAGAAAACGAATTAATATTGCGAGACAATAAAGAGAATGGAGAGTGGGATTTTGATGCCTTGAAGATAGATGATGCCTTCAAAGATGTAGATTTCGATTTCATTGGGATTGAATTTCCAAAGGAGAAAGTCAGTCAATTAAAAGAAGTGGAGGATATTTCAAACCAAGGGAATGAGGCCGAAGGCAGTGATGTTGAAAACAATAGCGAAGAAGAAAAAGAAAACTTCTATCGTTCAATGTTTAAAGATGTACTCTACGAAAGTGATAATGACTTTGAAATACCAAATTTGCTGGAGGAAATGCAAGCAGGAAAATTGGAATTGCCATTATCGCCTTAGGGTGCAAACAGCAGACTGAGAAAGGATGTTGTCACATATCACTTCTATGTTGACGATTATAGATTTGAAGCATTATTCAAAGACCCAATAAAATTGCTTACAAGCGGATGTAGGGCTGTCGTAGAGCCAAATTGCAGTTGTCACGACCAAACACCTATCGCGTGGGGAATACAACTAATCTATAAGAAAAGATGGCTGGCGAGATACTTACAAGAATGCGGTATAAAGGTCTATGCTGATTTAAATGTGTCGCATAAATTTATAGAATACAACAAGATGGGTATTCCAAAAGGCTACAACGCTTTCTTTACACGTGGTCTTGATGGCTGGATGGAAAGTTTGAAGTCTGATTTACAGGTGGTGCAGGAGATAAGCGGCTTGGAATGTCCGAATTTGATAGTTTACGGAGGAGGACAAGCCATCAAAGATTTTTGCAAAGAACATCATTTGTTGTATGTGACGGATTTTATTAATTCTAAAAAGATATAGATATGGGAAGGAATAGCGGAGGAAACAACACTGGTGCTGGCCCAGGCGATTTGGGCGAAGGCGATAGCGGTTATCGTGGTTCGATTACCAATGTACAATCTTTGGTTCACATGAAAGACAAGCAATTGTACAAGGAAACGAAGCAGGCGATTTCAAGATACCATGCTGTTATGGGCGTAAGAGAAAGAAACGTTAAACTTGCTGATATGGATAAAAGCGTTATGGGCGTTCAGGCAAGTGTAGGTGGGCAATCTGCGGGCCGTTTATCTCAACAAGAAATATTACAACAAAAGCGCTGGAGAGTTTAAAGAAAACATTCAAAAGCAATACAAAAGCGGATGGCAGACGGAAACAAATAGGCCAACCGCCCACGTTACGACACACGAGCTTGCCCACTCTACATGGAATAGTTCGTTAACCGCAGCGAATGTGCAAGCCGCAGGAAAAGAAATCTCCAAATTGTACCGAAAATGGCGCGGAGATAAAACGAAGAAAGGATATGGTAGATATTCTATGACCAATGTTAATGAGTTTTGGGCAGAAACCGTCACAAAGGCGGTGCATGGACGCTCAGACAAATATACCGCAGCAGTGAAGAGGATTGCAAGAAAATACAAATTATAATAATATGAAGAATATTGCACTATCAAACGGAGAGATTGAGGCGATAAAAAAATATCTCAATGGTGAGGTCGAAATTTGGACAGAAGACGAAGAAATCAAAGAGGATCTTACTTCTGTTATTGACAAGGCAAATGAAATGCTTGACGAATTGCCTGCCGATTATGATTTTGGCGATGATATGATTAAATGGTTTTACGACCAATATAACAAACAAAACGCCTAAGCCAAAGAGGAAATCAAGGCAAAAGAACAGGGAATGTGTATACTTGAGCGTACTTGATAATCCCTCATTGTTTTATCGTCAAAAGTAAACAGATATGGGAATAAACTAATAACAGTAATAAAAATGCAGACGAAAACAATAAAAATTTCTGATTTGCACCTTAACACGGGACAAATTAAGGATGTACCAAAGAATCCTCGTTTTATCAAGGATGAGCGTTATGAAGCACTTAAAAAAAGCATTGAGGATGACCCAGAAATGCTTCAATTACGCGAAATTGTTGCATACGATAATAACGGAGAACTTGTCGTAATTCTTGGCAATATGCGTTACATGGCCATGAAAGAGCTTGGCTACAAAGATGCTCCTGTTAAAGTATTGCCAACGGGCACGAGCGCAAAGAAATTGCGGGCATACATCCAAAAAGACAATATTGCTTTCGGGCAGAATAGTTGGGATTTGCTTGCTAATGATTGGAATTTGGAAGAATTGTTGGACTTTGGCCTTGAATGTGAATTCTTAAAAGATAAGCAAGATATTGATTTGGATGATATGTTTGAGAAAGAAGAAAATAAAGCAAAAGAAGATGAACAACATAATAATTCCATCATCTTGCAAATTGAAATCCCTCAAACTTATTCAGAGGAAATTGAAGACATAAAAAAGGAATTGAATACAATAACAAAATTATACGAAGGAGTAAAAATAAAATAAAAAGATACGTATTAACTCACAATGAGGTAGAAGGATTTCATTATTATCCTTGTGCTCCAGAAGAATGCAATTTTTTATCATCTATTCATCGCCACGTATTTGTTATTGATTGCGCCTTTGAAGTAGCACACAATGAACGTGAAATCGAAATTATAACTCAACAACAAGAAATAGAACGAGCATTAAACTCTCAATTCGGCAAACCATGCAAATTTAAAACTATGTCATGTGAAAGTATTGCCGAATGGATTTTGATAAAGTTTAATGCAAATTCTGTAACAGTAAGGGAGGGTGGTTATGGAGGCGCTACACTTACCAGATAATATAAAGGTGCATTTTGCGAGTATGGAGAATTTAGTCCAATATCAGATAATACATACGCTTGGTGTTAATTATTTTCTTTACACCGCATACCCCTTTGTTAGTAGGCTTCTTAAATCAAGGAGTAATATTGAAGATATTGAATACAAATATCTGCGACATTTATCAAGTAATTGCAAACACGTAATACAGGACAGTGGAGTTTTTACGCTGATGTTTGGAGCAAAGAAAAAAGGCAAAATGAAATCATCATACCTTGGAGGAGCTTTTAAAGATGATGCACAATTGCGTAATGAATTTTTCAATCTTATAAAATAGGAAAGATAAAATCAGAGCAATAAAGCGCCTGCCAAAGACACTTTTCGCTAACAAACCAAACAACGACAAAATTCAAAGATTTCAGCGATGAGAGACCCAAAGAATATCATTCCTTATCAATGGAAAAAAGGACAGAGCGGAAATCCGAATGGGAGACCACCAAACAGAGTTCCAAAACAACTTGAAAATATATTTGGCTCTAAGGTGAAGGCGAGGAATTTTTTTAACCTGTCAAATATAGAAATAGACGAATGGGAAAAGGCCGTTTTATCATTGGCAGCGCCTCAGTTAAGCAAATTGGCAAAATGGGAGGATGCTCCAATGTACCCGAGAAATTTAGCAATCGCAATCATATCGGATATAAAGAACGGAGTAACCAAAACTATTGACAAGCTAAGAGACAGACAATTCGGCGAGAGTAAGAAGCAAATTGACATAACGACAAATGGCTCAGATATTAACAAGGAGGCGTTTGTTTTGAATTTCGTTTCTAACCCAGAAGACTTCAAAAAGATTCAAGAAGAAGTGCAATCAGAGAAGGAGCGAAAAGAAAAAGAGCAACAAGAGCAAGAGACTGGCAACGATGAGTAATAATGTTTATGTAACAAAGAACTATGCGAGAGTAAAATTTGCAAAAGAGCAGGGATTTACAACCGTCTCTCTGCAAGGCTCTTCACGTTCAGCAAAAACTTATTCCATCGTCCAATATCTCTGTATTTATTGTTCGTTGCATCCAAAAACGACTGTGTCAATTGTTCGCGCTGGCCTTCCTTCATTAAAACGTTCAGTCTACAGAGATTTTAAAGAAATAATGCTATCGTTGAACGTTTGGAACGACAAACAGATGAACAAGTCGGATTTGGTTTACACGTTTCCAAATGGTTCAACGATAGAATTTTTTTCAACAGATAACGAGCAAAAGATTAGAGGTTCAAAGAGAATGATTCTTTTCGTCAATGAAGCAAATGAATTAGATTTCTTGCAATGGCAGCAGCTTCAAATGAGAACCACTGATTTTTCAATTATTGACTACAATCCCTCATTTACAGATAACCATTGGATTTGCGAAATTAACCAAGAGCCATCGACATATTGGTTTATTTCAACATATAAAGATAATCCATTCCTGGAGGAGAAGGTTATCAAGGAGATTGAGAGCCTAAAAGACAAGAACCCTTCACTTTGGAGAATCTATGGATTAGGCTTGCAAGCGATAGTTGAGGGCTTGATTTTTGAAAACGTAAAAGAACTAAAGCATGATTACATACCGTTTGAAAAAAGAAAGCACCATTATCGGGGAATGGACTTCGGATATACGAACGACCCAACGGCGATTATAGACGTGTACATCTGTGGCGATGAGCTATGGTTGGATGAGATTTGCTACAGGACAAAGATGCTGTCCTCTGACATTATCAAGGAAATCAAGAATGCCAATAATCGCGACAGGTCGAATGTTGAAATAATATCTGAAAGCGCAGACCCGAGACTGATAGACGAATTAAATAACGCTGGACTTGATGTAAAACCTGTAAGAAAATATGCTGGTTCAATTATTGCTGGTATAAACAAGATGCAAACCATGAAGATTTTTGTCACAAACCGCAGCGTTAATCTAAAGAAGGAGTTCAAGAATTATACATACAGGCAGAATAAAGATGGGAAATGGCTTAATGAGCCAATAGATTCATTCAACCACGGTATAGATGCCGTCCGTTATGTTGTTCTTGAAAAGCTATTAGGAAAATACGAAAATTCATTTAATGCCCAGGACTTTTTAAATATCATATAAAAATGAAGACCATACAAGAAATTTTATCAGTCGGAGACCCTTACCAGATTTATTCTCTGCTGACAGCGAGAAAGAAACCACTTGAAAAACCGCTGGAGGTTACAGAAAAAGAATATAACCCTAAATGTCATTTGATTTTTGACACGCAATACCGAAAAGACAAAATAGTTAAAACTCCGACAAATAATAAAGACGAAAATGGCAATATCGTCTATAAAAGCGAAGTGAGACACCGTTGCCGTGTTGCTGTTCCTTGTCAAAGAGTGATAATAGAAAGAAGTGTGGGCTTTCTTTTCACGATTCCCGTAACATATAGCATTAAGGGTGAAGCCGATGAAATGCAAGCAAAATTATTTGACGAGGTATTGAATATCCTTGAAGATAACAAAGAAGAGTATTTCAATAAGAAATTGTCGAGATGCTTGTTTCGTGCTTGTGAATGTGCTGAGCTTTGGTATATTGCCACAAACGAAGACAACGAAAAGGAAATGCGCGTGAAATTGCTTTCTCCGTTGTATGGTGATAAATTGTACCCTCATTACGACAATTACGACAAGATGGACGGATTTGCACGCGAATATGTCCTTAAAGATGAAACAGGAGCGCAGACGCATTGCTTTGATGTTTACACTTCATCCACGGTTTACAAATTTGCAAGCGATGAAAGCGAAGCAGGATTAACATTGCGCAGCGCAAAGCCTCATGGATTCACAAAAATTCCTCTTGTCTATTATAGGCAGGAAGAAACAGAATGGGAAGTAGTTCAAAAAACCATTGAACGATTAGAAAATAGTATTTCGGACTGGGGCGACACGAACGACTATTTTGGCTCACCGACATATTTCTTCAAAGGACGAATGAAGGGATTCGCCGACAAGGGAGAAGTCGGACGAGTTTACCAAGGAGACAATGAAACAGATATGAAGGTTGTTTCTTGGGATAGCGCCCCAGAGAGTAGAAGAATGGAAATAGCCAATTTGACAAACATTATTTTCAGCTATACCCAAACCCCCGACATCTCCTTTGAGAACATGAAAACACTTGGCAACAATACCAGTGGTGCAGCAATCAGATTAATGTTCACCGACCCTCATTTAAAGGCCGGGCAGAAAATTGAAACCTTCGGTGAGATGTTTACAAGGCGCTTCAACATCATTAAAAATGGATATTCAACGAGTATAAAAGCGATGCCAAAGAATGACGTTGACAGGTTGAGGGTGAAGCCGAAATTTACGCCGTATATTCCAAAGAATGATGCCGAGACATTGCAATTAATAAACAGCTCTACAGGAGGAAAGGCAACAATGTCGCAGGAGGAAGGTATAAGACAAAATCCGCTTGTTTCAAATCCAGAAGAAATCTTGAAGCAAATCAAGCAAGAAAATATAGAAGAAAACAAACAAAATACATTTGGCAGTTATGAATAACAACGAAGGAAAAAGCACAGCAGGAGCAATAACAGAGAAACCAATTTTTGTTTTTTTCGGTATGATTCCATTTTTGGTTAGACCAATGACTTTGGCGCAGATATGGCAAATCGGTGAAAAGATTGGTGATATTGAAGAAATAAATATTGAAGGAGAATTTAATCCATATCAGAAAGTTTTCTCAATGTTCAAGGACGTAAAAAACGCAAACGAAATCACACCAATTATAGTTTTCCGTTCCAGACTGATGAGAAAGATATTTGGAAGATTCATCCGCAAACGCATGACGATGAAGAAATACAATGAGCTGTTGCAATATGCTTCACTCTCGTTTGATGCAAGTTTTTTTTTGCAAAGTATAACTTTCCTAAAAGGGTGCAGTCAGACGACAACGAATACGAAAGAAGCGATAGCCCGTGGGGATTGATTGGCGGTGTAATGAAGTATTTTAGAATGTCGTTTAATGAAGTCGTATTCAAGCGAAGTTACATCAACATTCTTTTACTCAACAGAGCGATTCCAGGCATAAAACCATTTGATGAAGAAGAAGGCGAAAGTCCTTGCAAGAGCCAACCTACAAGCAAGGGAGGAAGGAAAGTCTTGCAGACAGCAAGCCAAATCAAGGACAATTGCAATAATTTTTTCATGAACTTAATGAACTAAAACAATGGCAGAAAATAATGACGTACTTAGCGTATCAGCGGTAATCAACGGAAAAGATATAGAAACGGGAGCGAATGAATTTGTCGCCAAAATTCGTGAAATGCAATCTGCATCCGAAAAGGCGACAAACGAAATGGCCGATGGCTTTCAATTTGTGAAGAAAGTCGTTGAAGAACTTGCTGCCGTTATTGATGCAAGCGGCCAAAAGTTGAGTGCTCTTTCTTCATCTATCGGTGTCGGGAATACCAGTGGGCAATTTAACGAATTGCAAGAGCAAGTTAATTCACTCCTAAGCAAGAACACGGAACTAAAGGCAAAGTTGGAGGAGGTAACAAGAGGGCTTAACACGCAAGGCGAGGCCGCACAACGAACGAAAACAGAATTTGATAATCTTGGAAATTCCACAACCAAGGCAGGAACATCTTCTGCATTTAAGGAAGCGCAGGAAGATGTCAAGGCATACGAATCAATTCTTAAACGACTGAATACTCAATTAGAATCACTCTATGAAAAAGAGGAACGTCTCAAAAAGGCGCGTTCAAGAATTGAAGATACTAAGCCATCAACCGCAGCAGGTCAGCAGTCAAAAGAAAGAAGGCTGGAGTACAATTCGGAAGACCTTGTTGAAACGAGGGATAAAATAAAAAACATAAGTAATGCGATTGCAGAAACAAGTGCAAATTTGGAGCAAAGCAAACAACGGATGGCTCAGTTTGCAAACGAAGCAGGCAACGCATCATCCAAGACGACCGCCCTACGCACACAATTGCGCAATGCAAGGCAGGCCGTTGCAGAGCTTATTTTGTCGGGAAAACAAAACACGGCTGAATTTGGAAGGGCCGTCAACGAAGCCAACAAATTGCAAGCAGCCTTCAACAAGGTTAGTTTTGCTGTGTCTGGAAAAAGCCTTGCATCAAACTCCTTTGGTATGCTTGCCACAGGCATTCAAGGTGTGACGGGTGCGATGACTACATACATGGGCGTTGCAGGATTATTCACCAAAGACCAAAAAAAGCTCATGGAGATACAAACGAAGCTACAGGCTGTAATGAGTATTTCTATTGGTGTTCAGCAGACGTTAGGTGCTGCCGTTAAGATTTCAACAATGTGGGATGCGCTGAAGGCATCCGCTTTAGCTGCCGTTAATGCAGAACAGGCCAAGAATACCGCCGCGACTGCCGCGCAAACTGCGGCTCAATCAGTTGAGACGGCTGCAACCGTTGCTCAGACTGGCGCAACATGGGGATTCGTTACCGCATTAAAGGCTGTCAAACTTGCCATCAAGTCAATTCCTGTAATCGGTTGGGTGTTGGCCGCAATTAGCGCTGTCGTTGCTGCGGCTACATATATTTACAATAAGATGACCGAATTAACAGATGAAGAAAAGACGATGAAAAAGGTTGCGGAGGATAATGCGAGGGCGCAAGAATCTCTACGTAATGAATATGCCAATAGCGATAAGGAGATTGCAAAAAACATCGTGACCTTTGAAACATTGAAGAATAAATATGAGAAAGTCAAAGGAAAATCCAAGGAATTAGATAAGTTCCTAAAAGATAACAAAAGCCAATTTGACGGATTAGGCGTATCAATCAAAAATGCTGCCGATGCAGAAAACCTCTTCAATAAAGGTTCTGATAAGTTTATTGAATCTATGAAGCTAAGAATTAAGGCAACGGCATTGTTTAACATTGCTGTGCAATCGCTTCAAGAGGCACTTATCCATGACCGCAACAGCAAAGGGTGGGAGTACCGATTGTATCATTATCAAGATTATAAAGACCTCACAACTGGCAAGAAGACTGACTGGGGAAAATCAGACGAAGAGGTAGCCGAAGATGCACGCAACGCGATGAATGGAGAGGCCGCGTTGAGAGATGCCGCAATGGGGCGATATAAGGGCTTCATGCAAGATTATCAAAAACTGATTGAAGATGCTGAGGAGTTATTCAAAAAGGGAAACTTCAATAAAAACGGTGAAGGTGAAGGTGAAGGTGAAGGTGAAAGTGATGGAGATAACAATAAAGACACTGGGAAATCCGCTGCTGAAAGACTTTCCGAAATCCGTCAGAAAATCAGCGAATATCTTGAAGACATCGAGAACAAGCATAACGACAAACTGAAGGAAATCTATAATCTAAGAAACGAACTTATCACAAATGAAGGAGAAAAAGAGCTGGATAGCATTAAACGTCAGCGAGACCAGCAAAAGGCAGAAAACGACAAATGGTTACAAGATATTGCTAAAAAGGCAAGAGAGCTGGAGAAGTTCAAACATATAAATGCGAGCAACTCAAACAATGAAGCCACATGGGAAAAGACAGACATGGGGAAGTGGAATCTTAAACAATGGGAAGAATATGTTTTGAAAACTCAGCCAAAAATAAAATTCGACTATGAAGCTATGGCGAAAGCAATATCTGCCAATGCTGCAAAAAGCGAAGAGGATGCTGTTAATAAGATTCTTGATAAGTATTACAAAACGCAAAGAGATAGGGCGAAAAAAATCAAGGAATTAAAAAACGATATAGAGTTTTTAGAAAAGCAATTAAAGACAGCGGAAGGCGAACGTAAGATAGAAATCCAAAAATCCTTGGATGATGCCAGACGGCAGCTTTCAGACACAGAGAGCTACAGGCAGGAATGGAATGATTATCTATCCTCCTATGGCACATTCTTAGAAAAGCAGAAGGCACTGGAAGATAAGTTTGCGATGGAATCTTCTGACCTTGACCCAAACTCTCCTGTCTACAAGAAAAGCAAAAAGGAATACGAAAAATCGTTGCAGGAGCTGACTTTCGACCAGATGAAGAAAAATCTTGACTGGGAGGCCGTCTTTGGAGACCTTTCAAAGATGACGAAAACAATGCTGGACGATTTGGAGACTAAATTGCAATCCATCATTAAGAACGGAAAAAATCTTAGCGTTGAAAGCATTAAGGAGATAACAGAGAAACTAAAAGAAGTTCAGTCGGCAAGGTCGCAATATGATACCTTTGGGGCATCATTAAGAAAACTTTCTGATGCAAGGGCCACCAAATATGCAAGGCAAGCAACGTTAGAAGGCTTCACCGTTAACGGAAAGAATATCTATAAGGCTTACCAAGAGGCAGTTGCCAAAGGTGATGTCAAGCAACAGGAGGAATTAAAAGAGCAAAAAAACTCTTACAACAAATCCTTCGGTGATGCTTTAAAAGAAGCAACTGAATCAACTAAGGAATACATTAAGGCACAATATGCGGCAGCAGAGGCGCAGGCTCGTGTTTCTGCAACCATCAGTGGTGTTGCGAAAGCATTCAAGAGCGTTAAAAATATGCTTGGTGCATTCGGTGTGAAATATTCAGATTCATTCAATGAAGGATTTGAAGAGTTTACAAAGGGCTTGTCAGAATTTGCCGAATCATTCAAAGATATTGATATTACGAACCTGGGCGATTTGCTCAGCCTCACGAATCCAATAAACGATGTTGCATTGGCCGTCAGTGCTGTTGCTGGCACAATCACTGGAGTTGTACATACATTTGAAGGCATCGGAAAGATGCTTGGCTTTGGCGCGGATTATTCAAGCTATAATAAATTAAAGGCAGAATACCAAAAAATATCATCCATTTGGGATGAGCTGATTAGCAAGAAGACAGAGTACATTAATTTGTCGTATGGGATGGAAGCGAAAAACGCCTATGACGATGTTATGTCAATAGTTAAGGCTGACGAGCAGGCTTTGCGCAATCTTATTAAGGTGCGCGGAGAGAGCGGCGCAAGTGCAGGAAGCCACTCTATCAATTACAGACAAAACTCTTGGATGGCGCAGGATAATTGGACGAATGTATCAAGGGCCGTTGGCAAAACGATTAGCTCAGTTCAAGATTTGCAGAGCCTTACTGCCGAAGAGTTGGAAAAGGTGAAGATGTCAGATGCAGATTTTTGGTCAAAATTAGATACTGAGACACGCGACTATTACAACAAGATTATCAGTCTTGGAAATACCGCAGAAGACACTCTTGACGAATTGCAACAGCAGTTAACCGCCACCTCATTTGACAGCGTTTACAATGACTTCACCAAGCTAATTTCCAATATGGATAGCAGCACAAGAGATTTTGCTGATAACTTCACTGGCTATCTCAAAAATGCCGTAATTCAAACTAAACTTGGCGAGAAGTACAAAGATATGCTTGAAGAATGGTACGATGAATTTGCTAAATCCAATGAAGATGGAAACATCTCTGTTGGTGAGGTGAGCAAATTGCAAGAAAGCTATATGCAGATTGTTGAGAAAGCTCGTAATGAAGCAAAGAATCTTCAAGACATCTATGGGTGGAGCAAGAGTGGTTCTTCGAGTGGAAGCCAAACAACATCATTCACAGCTATGTCAGCAGACAAAGGCGATGAACTGAACGGTAGGTTTGCAGCAATTCAAATCTCAAATCAAAGCATCCTGGATAATCTAAAGACGCATTTTGCGCAAGCAGAGACATCCACCGCAGAGATTCTTGAAATACAACGAACCTCAGCAAGTCATTTGGCAACGATAGCCAAAAACACGAACGAGTTATACCAAATAAACGAACGACTAAACCAAATCGAAAGAAATACAAGGAGGCTTTAAAGATGGCAGCAAAGATTAATGGAGAAGATATTTTTAAGACTTATGGCGCAAAGTTGGTGAAAGGCGGATATAAGGAGTTGATGTCATTGCCAAAAACAAAGGCCGTGATAGAAAATAAATCACGGTTGAAAGATGGCGTTGATGTAACCGTCTTGACGTTTGGAAGCAGAAGGCGCGTGGAAGACAGAGAAGTCAATTTATCATTTGTATTTAAATCTTCATCTTACGAAAGTACTGTATCTAATTATAGACAATTCAATACAATAATATCAAGATATTTGATTAAATTTGCAATTGAGGCACTTGGCAAAACTTTCCGTCTTCTGTTTGTAGAGCAAACATCGCTGGAGGTGTACCCAAGTAGCAATATTATTGTAGCTGGATATAAGTTTAAAGAGCCAAATCCAAGCAACCAAGAAAATGAATAAGATGCTGGAAAACGTGACGATATACAGGAAAGGGGTAAGCGGCGAAGAAGTCGTTTACCCCAATTTGCCTATATATGAAGGAGGAGTAAGGCGCTGGCAGTTACAAGGGGATGATTATATAACTTTCAGAATTAAGTTACCCAACGCGATACCATTTCAGATAGGCGATTATTTCACAGACGAGCAAGGGCAATGGGGTGAGCCACAAAGGTACTACATCACCTCTCCTGTCTTTCCTTCATATTCAGGTAATAACGGAGCATGGGAATATGAACTAAAATTTGAAGCCGAGTATAAATTGTGGGGGAACAAAGTCCTGCGGTTTATTGCTTCACACGCTGAGGGCGAGTTTTCCTTGACTGATACAATTGACCATCATTTAGATTTGGTGCTGGCGACATTGAAGCACCTTGGTTTGAATATCTGTAATGGCAACGGAAAAGAATATGAATACATCATACATTATGATGGGAGCAGCCTTTTCCCGAGAAGCGGAGCAGTAGAGAAATCCGTTAAGCTCATTCAATATTCAAACACTAACATTCTGCAAGCCCTTGACAAAATTGCTGAGGAATGGGAATGTGAGTGGTGGATGGAAGGAAATATTATCCACCTTGGGTATTGTGAGAAAGATGAAGATTCTTTTATTGACGCTTCATTAGATGATAATGTTGTAAGCTGGAGTGTTGACCAAAGCAAAGGCAGCTATATTACAAGAGTTTTCCCGTTTGGCTCAACGAAGAATATACCAGAGAACTACAGAAAAAAGTTAGATTTCAAGATAACAGATGTCGCTATTTATGACGATAATAATAGCGGAAATCCATACATCGCTATAAAAGATACTTCACATAAATTATCCGAGAGCTATTTTTCATCTGCCCTTATAGATGCTGGCGCTGATAGTTACTCGTTTGAGATTTCGAGCAAAGTAGATAATACATCAACCGATTCATCGCCAAAAAGATTCTCTAAACTCCTTGAAACAAGAAATCTTGAAGCTTACAAGAAAATTGATGTTAGCTCATGGCAGGTAACAATAAAGGCGAAAGATACTCAGACAGGGCAACAACAATCAATAGGCAGCAATGTCCTCCATTACAAATTGTATGTTGTTACAGGAATAACGACAAGCGGCTCAAAAGACGAGATAACCTACATCATCAAGCAAGGCAGTGTTCCAGATAACGGAGTTCTCACGTTTAACGAAACGACAGATTATCAACTGCAAGGTTCACGTGTTGCAGAATTGCGTTTTGAAGTATATGGAGGCATCAGCAATCATGAGTACTATATCTTATCACAAGGGTTGGTCAAAACCACGTACAAAGCTCCTGTGACAGACTGGACGAGCAAGCAGCATCCAAGGGTAACGATTAATGTGCCGGGCAATACAACAACAAACGATGTTTATATTAATCCCTCAATAGGTGGGAGCGCTGTTGAAGATAAGCAAATCTTCAAAATGTCAGAAGGCTGGTTTGTTATACGTCCAAAGACAAAAGCAGACGGAACAGCAAGATACGGCTCTACTGAATCAGAGGTCAAGGCAAATTTGCTTAACAGAGAATTTGTGATGATAGGCTTGCTTGAATACAAACTGCCTATTGCGTGGTTTTTGAATGAATATAAGGAAGACACGCCGACAACAGCAGAGGGCATGGAAATGCTCAACAATATTACGGACAAACGTTTAATGTTGCCAAATGGACTGAATTGCGTTGAGGTGAGCGGCCTCAATGAGTGGCAGCACATTGAAGAAATAAAAATCTTTGATGATATATTCCCAAACGAAGAACTTCATATCTCAGCCATCGAGACGAGAGATAGATATGATATTGAAGAACATTCAGACGGAGAGAAAACAGAAAAGCACTGGAAGCAATTTCGCGTTCAACTGAGCGATAAACAAGGGCGTGTTTTTTACTTCTGTGATGACTACTTGGCCAAGGATGGCTCAACTCTGACTATTTCCTTTTTGACGGATAACGAAAACACAAGCAGCACCAGCAAGCTGGCAGGAATGGATTTTGAAGTAAGATTCAACCCCGATGGTTATTCCATGAATGACAGCAAGAGCCAATGGTTTGAAATTGTAAGAAATACGACATACGGCAGTGATTTCCCGAACGAAACGCTATGCCCAAAGATAGGAGATTCCGTTTTGCTGTATGGAATTGACCTAAGAGCTATGGCAGCAACAGGCGTTGTCGAGGCGGCAGAAAAGAAACTGAAAGCCAAAGCGGAGGAATACCTAAAGAAAGCAAGAATTGATGACAGGACTTACACCATTAATTTTGCTTCAAATTTCGCCTTTGAGAATATTGCCAACTTAATGAATAAGGGGAAAAGGGTAAGTATAAAAGACCCAGCCATTACAGGCTCTGAAATGACAAATTGCACGCTAATTGACGCAGATGGGAATACATTAACAGACAAAGAAGGAAATATACTTGTCTCGTTGGATTTTACCGAGGTTGCAAAAAGTGCAAGAGAGAGCAGAATTATAGGTTTTGAGCTAAAAAGTGATATTCCATACGACACGCCGCAGATAATGTGCGGAGTAAGCGGAATTTATTCGCGATTGGCAGATATAGAACATAAACTAAGAAAGGAGACAAAAAATGGCAGAAGCTAAAATAAACTACACCGCAGAAGACATAAACAAGCTCTTAGCGGACATCCCAAACAAAGCAACGCAATCAGCACTCACGGAGGGTCAAAAACTCCTGCACGAGCAAATTAGAGGCATAGGCGCTGATTCTGATGCGTACTATGACCCATTTATCAAGATTGCAGATTACAATAGCGAGAGCGAGGCCGTTGCTGGTTTAAATGCTCTTGATTACACCAACACGAAATACTTAGGGCATTTCAAATTGACCGTCAACGGACGATTGATAACAGGAACAAACTACCCTATGTGGATGGCGAAAGGCGTTGTCTTACAGGTTATCCGAGGAGGAATAATAAAAGCATCAACGGAAACAGGGTTTGCCAATTCATCAACAATTTATTCTGAGGCATACAGGTCAAGGAATGAAAATGGCGTTTGGTCTTCATGGACTTTTATGCAGACGCCGCAAAAGGCAGTTCTTAATCTTGGCTCTGACTACGAGACGCTTAAAACAACGCCAGAATCAAGTGAACTCAGAGATGTTGATAATTATCTTAATAGATTACGTTTAATTCTCAAAACGCTTGTTGATAAGTTAGACGCAGCAGGCATAATTTCAAAGTGATATGAAAGATTTGTTGCAGCCATCTTTAGGCACAGATTTAAAAATGAACATTCATATTGATGCCTGCGGAGGGTATTCTATGGATGACTATGATTTCAAGGTTGATTTTTTCGTGTATTCCAATCGCTCCTTGACTATTAAGAAGAAAGAAATGATACGTATTGATTCAGGCAATTATGTCGCCTCATTCAACAGCTATGAACTTGGCGTTGGCCCATTGCAATGCCGTATCACCGCGGAGATTCCAGATGAAGACTGTGATGACGGATTCAGAAAAGAGATTGTTACATTAACGACAGATGTAGTTATATGCAAATAAATTATGGCTTGTATAAATGTTAAGGTAAGACGCGCGACAGACCCACCTTTGGTTGAGGTTGTGAGGCTGGACGGCTTAAATTGCGTTTCAATCAGACCAATTTGCAAGATTCCTACAGAAAAGCCACAAAGACCGCCAAAAGGTTATCTGTACCTCAGAACGTCAGAAAAGAAAATCATTAGAACAAACGACAAAAAACCAATACTTATAAAAGCTATGGCAGGAAATGATTCACAATATTACGATTTACCTTGGACGGGCGAGCAAGTAAAAGAAATGCTGTCTGGATTAATCGTTGATGAAAATAAGGAGCAAGACAGCAAAGAGTAATGAGCCAGGAGGAGAATATCACCAAGTTATTATTGAAGGCAGATGATAAGTTAAGAAGGCAATATGAAACGCTGGTACGTGAACTTATCGCCGCAACTGGGGAAGCGCCCAAAAACGTTTCCTCTGATGAGTTATTCTCTATTGCGAAGCATTGCCCAAGAGCAGCAAAAGAAAAAATTGACAGGTTGCTAAATGAGTATTTCGCTCAAATGACCGCCACAATTCAAGCTGGAATCACGCAGGCTATATTGTTATCATCAAACACTTCACAGATGGCGTTTAATGGAATGACACGTTTCGATGAAGACGATGTGAAATCTTGGCGTAAAACGACAGCCGAAGCCTTCCGTGAGCAGCGGTTACATAATATGGGTGGGCTTGACCTATCCACCAAAGTTTGGAATTACACTCAGCAAACTAAGGCAGAGTTTGAGTTGGCGATGTCGCAGTCTATCGAGGATGCTCTAAAGAACGGCAATTCTGCTGAGCAGTTAGGCCGTGCCGTTCGAGATAAGCTAAACAACCCAAACATGATGTATCGCCGTTATCACCTAAAAAAGCTAATGAGCGATGGTACGAAGAAAGATGTCGTTGAATGGCGCAGGAGGGTAATAGGTCAAGATGGAAAGGTGAGGTTTGTCAAGGAAGATTTGGAAAAGGTGGGCCGTGGCGTATATCGCTCTGCACGTCAAAATGGTTTGCGCCTTGCGATGACAGAAATAAATATGGCTTACAATTACGCGAATTGTAAGCGTTGGAGCGAAGAACCATTTGTTCTTGGCATTCGTATTCGTTTATCGAAGAACCATCCGATGACAGATATATGTGACGAGCTTCAAGGCGATTACCCTTCTGATTTTGTTTTCACTGGATGGCATCCACGCTGCCGTTGTTCTATGTCTTCTATATTGATGGATAGAAATAGTGAAGAGTGGAAAAAACTACGCGCGATGTCGGATGCTGAATACAACAGGTATGTTTCACCAAACCGCGTGAAAGATTTTCCGAAAGTATTCAAGAACTGGTGCAAGTCTAACAAAGAAAAACTTTTTGATGCAGCCAAACGTAATAAGCTGCCTTATTTTGTTCGTGAAAACAGGGCGCAAGTTGAAAGGTTTTCGGGCATGCGGCTTGGTGACAATTATGCTCAACAAATAGATTATAGCCTTTCAAGCAATTTGGTTAAGATTGATGCCAGCGTGCTGCCAAAAGGAATGATGACGAACGAGCAAGTTAAAAAGGTCTTGTTTGCGTTCATCGACAATAATAGTACATTCTTTCTAAAACCGATAAGGGACATTGTCTTTAGCTGTGATAAGGTGGCTGGAACTGAGAGATTGCGCAATGGATTTAAATTCTATTTCTCAAACAAGGAAATAAACGGTTTTAATATGATGAAGGAATTGAAGGGAGCATTTCACTCTATTGCGAATAACAAAGAAATGACTTTAATGCAGGAAACCGCAATGGAGACCGTTTGGCATGAATTTTTGCATTGCCATTCAAAGGCATGGAGAAATGGTAGGGTTAGTAGTGCTGTTCCGTTGATGGAGACATTAAATGAGTTTTATGCACGACAGACCTACCCTCAGTTTGTTGCAAAATTTGGAGGAAGGGCTACGCATCATAAGGAGATAAGAAAAAACGGAATTGGCTATTACAGCAATTCCGTCAATTTCCAAACTTTGCTCAAACATTTTGGCATTGGCCAGGGCGTTGCAGCAAAGAAGATAGGCAAGATGTTAGATGACACTTACTATGATGATTTCTTCAATGTTTTACATGAGCGAGTGTTTAGGAATAAGCTTACTAAAGAAGATTTTGCTTTATTATGTTCATATATAAGCGTGCCGCATAAAGATTTTGTAGATATAACAAAGTTATTCTAAATTCGAAAATCGATACATAAAATCTCTCTTCATATTAGGAGATAACTTGTTAACATATTTCATCATCATATCTTTATCATTACGAATTAAATACAATTCTGCTATTAATAGGTTTGAACCATCTACACTTAACCGTTGTATAAAATTCTCGTCAATTTTTTTTCCAAGAAATTTAAATTTCTCTTCTTCCGTCATATTGTGGTCAAAAATCGTTTCCATAACATACATATTTAATTGTTATCCTTAATGATTACATCGCAAATGTAGTAAATTATGCTGAAGCCCACATTATTTCCTGTTGATTTTTTAAGAGAAATGCGACACGCCAGCCAATCCGCCAGCGTGCCGCATTTTCTTTGCTTACCCGACTAACGTCTTGTGTTTAACTTGCTCCCATTGAAGCGAGCCAAGCGATTCTACCAACTTGCCGAAGTGGAAATCAAAATTGAAATTATCCATCATGTGTTCAACTTCCTCCTCGGGATAAGTCTTACTGAGAATCTGATAAACGTTTTCTCTTACGAGAGCCATTTGGTTAAGACACTGGGCGAAATCGTTTGTGTTGAAATCGATAACTCCGTTCATAATCTCATTTGCTTTCTTGTTGTTAAATTCAGCCATTGTTGTGAAATTTTATGTGGTTTAATTAATAAGATGGATTTGTTTATTTTGGATTTTAGAAAGGGCGCGATTCTTCATCCTCAAATAAAGTCTTGTCGCCATTTTCGATGCGGAAGAGATTATTGATAAAGTTGAATCCAAGATGATTCCATGTGACATACGCCTTGATGTCTTCGCCAAAAACGTGATACGTCCTTTTGCAGTACATCACCACTGGAAAGTTTGTTAGTTTATCTGTAGGATACCAAGAGCCATCAATATTGACGATATATCCGTTATTTGACAACATATTGTTCAAGTACTGGGCCGTTGTCTTCAACTTCTTTGCTATCGTTGTTATATTGAAGAAATGGCCGTTTTTCGGTGCATCATCGCAGTATTGGTTATTTGCCTCATGCTGCCTTGTATTAGTGCTTGCCTGTAATGCTTGGCGCAGCAGAGCGTTATTCTCTTTTAGAGCTTCTATTAATTCTCTGGAGTGGTCATCATCGGAATGTGTGTCTGCTTCATATTTACCTGTGAGTCTAATTCGTTTAAGGATTTCCTTCACCCCCTTCTTGAACTCCTTCGCTTTTGGCAAGCGCGATTGCATCAAGACTTCGTAAACGCCAAATTCTGTAAGGAAAAGGTAGTTATTGGCTTTGTAACTATCTGATTCTGAGGGGATATAACTATTAGTTATATCCGAATTTTGCAAACTAAGCTTGGCATAAATAATCATTTTCTCATCTTCATCAATCTTTGATAACATCCTTGATGGATTTGAATGACCAAGCCAATTTGCAACATCTTTAGCCAAAAACAATGGATTTTCCCTTGTGCCATAGACATTGACTTGTTGATTACAGATAACCTCACTGTCAATCACTGTGATTTTTTGATAGTCAACCATAATTAATTTAATATTTAGCATTTTAGGCAATAAAAAAGGCGGTATTGCCTTTCCCGCTGCTAAAACTCCTGGTCGACAAGTAGGTCGGATAGCCATTACAGCTATTCCACGGGGGTACAATACCGCCTATAACATCCCCATATTTGGGGATTAAGGGGTTATGGTAACTCTTTTAAGTAATGTGGATTACTTGTCGATAAATGAAGTTTTAGCACCACAAAGATACTACTTTTACTTCTAACCACAAACATAATTGCGATTTATTTTATTCCAATTTTATGATTTTGTATTCCTTCCTTGTTATTCCCAATTTCTTCCTGTAGTCCTCTACCTCAGAAAGGATGTAATTGCGCTTTATCTTATCTGCCTCATTTAGAAGATATGCAATATTATTGCCGTTGGCCCATGAACTCTTCATTATCTTTTCTGACGAGTACATATCTGCATTCGCCTGCCATATTGGAATACCTCGCTCCATAGTCGCGTAATTCAAGAAGTTTTGAGGCTTGCTTTCTTAATATCTTCAATAGTCTTACTTTCATTGCTCAACGAATTTTCGCATTACATTCAGCTCTGACATACTAAGGCTATAGATTTTGGATTTTGCAGTTCGTAGCGTTCCGCAGATGCTATATCCTCCGTCTTCTGTTTCGACAATAACCTTTTCTCCTGCCGTATATTGCACATTATTAAGCAATTCAGCTACAATGTGACGCAGCACTTTTATTTCTTTATCATTCATTGTTTCTCTTAGCTTAATCTGTTATGTGATAGAAGTAATCAGCTTGCTCACCTTGCAAGTTCTCTAATGCGTAGTCGTTGGCTTCATTCCAGAGTTTATTGTAAAGATAAGCTTTATCATTTTCTTCATCTGTGCCATTCTCAGCATAATGGTAGTAAATCTTATGATTAAGAACAAGTACAAGTTCAGTAAGGTATTTGTAATTGTCTTTCCACTCATTAAAGGCACGGTTGAACGTATCTTGAATGGCTTGCAAGCCGTATGTGTCAGCAATGGAGAAATCTTGCCAGAATGTAGTGAAAGGTTTGTAGCCTGTTTCTTCTTCAATGTTCCATCTGGGAATTATCATTTTTAATTTTGCCATATCTGTATGTTTTACATTGTTATTATCAATTCTTCATTTCTTAGTCGGTTTTATTGCGTCTATTGTTTGCTTCCAATACGCAATCCATTTTTCCATTGTCGATATGTCGAAATCGTCAATATTATAAACCGTTGATATGCGTAATGTGCTACCTTGCTGATAACGCCTATTGTGAAGTACAGCCGAAACAATATTCAGCATTGTTTGTATTTCTTCTATTGTGTATTCCATTGATTGTTTATTTTGAGCAAAAGCCTCATTGTTAGTCTATTTACTTATTACTTGCCCATTCCTCAAAGGCATTATAGTAGCCTTTTCTGATGAACAGCATATCTCCACTACCGTCACCCCACCAATCATTACAATGTGAAATGTATCTGCCTATCTGATTTTGATTTACTGGGCATAACTTCTTATATATAGAACGGAACATAGAAGATACCTTTCTTCCGCTGAAATGCCCAGCTCTCTTAGCGTCATTGGTGCAGTAACCATACATTGTAACAGTTTCCACTTTCTCGTTATCATCAAGAAACTCCCAATCGCTATCGCCCCATGCTCCGTAATTGATAGTACGCAATCCTTATCCCGAACTCGCGTCTTTAAGTAGCTGCTGCTCGTCTGATGTCAGAACTGATACTATTTCCTGTGATGAACGAGAAACCGACAAAACAAGAGTAATACCAAGCGTAACAAAGCAAACGTAAATCTCTAAATATTAGAATGATAACCCAAAAACGTGTTTTGCTTGAATTTATATGAGTTTGTATGGTTTTTCATTCCGTTTGTGCACAACAAAAAGGCAATGCACAACAAAAAAACACTTTGCTATCAACCAATAAAATTTGAATCACTATGGCAACAATAAAAGCACTATTAAGGTCAAGCAAGGAGGAGGCGCGTCTACGTTTTAGACTATCAGACGGACGAAATGTACAATTATTCTACAAGACGGACATAGTAATAAAGGTTGATTTGTGGGATAGCGTCAAAGAGCGAATAAACACGCGCAAATTGTGCCCCTCTGTTTATCGAGACGAAATAAACGCATCAGTAACCGCGTTAAGGGCGAAAATCTTGCAGACATACGAAGAAAATAAGGGCTTGATAGCTGATAGCAAGATGTTTCAGCAATTAGTGGATGGTGTAATAATAGACGAGAATAGGGATGGTTCTATTTATTCGCTAATAGTGGATTTTGTCAATGAGAAAGAACTTGCCGACAATTCTAAAATGGGGTACATTGTTAACTTGGGAGGAATCATAAAACGCTATGAGGGGCTATGCAAGGCCAAAGGTAAGCCCTTTGCTTTTGAAGATGTAAGGTATCTAACAAGCAAGGCAATGGAAGACATAATAGAATACATAAAAAACGAGCACATCTATATAAAGGCCAACCCTATGTTGTACGCCAAAAACAAGAAATTAAGCCACGGACGCAAGGGTATAGGTACAACAAATCATTTGCTATGTCGTTTAAATGCTTTGGTGAAGTGGATGAAAGAAAAAAGACTTGTTCCGCAAACCCTTTCATACGATATAAAGTTAGAAAGGCAAGCACTAAGCACCCCCATTTACCTAACATTGGAGGAAAGGGACAAGATAGCAGCCTTAGACCTTTCACACGATAAATTATTGGAGAATGTGAGGGACGCTTTTATACTGCAATGCTACATAGGATGCCGTTTCAGTGATTTAAAAAGGCTGACGGAGGATAACATAACAGATGGCAGCCACATAGAATACGTCCCACAGAAAACGCGCGGTGGGAATTGTAGGGTTGTCCGTGTTCCTCTCCACCCTAACGCCCAAAAGATAATCCAAGCGCATACAAAATTAGGTGTGTTTAGGGCCTTAAAGGTAAAATGCGGTGTAACCTATAACTACAAGATAAAGCAAATCTGCAAATTAGCAGGATTAGACCGAAAGGTCATTATCATTAACCCAAGTACAAGGATGGAGGAAATAAAGCCATTATATGAAGTCGTAAGCAGTCATACCGCGCGAAAAACATTCATAGGGAATCTGTATAAAAAGGTGCGCGACCCCAACATAATAGCCTCCATGAGTGGGCACGTTGAAGGCTCAACCGCATTTGCGCGTTATAGGGTGATAGATGATGATATTAAAAACGATGTAATCAACCTGCTGTAAACATAATTAAAAAATAAACACTACTATATACAATTTATTATCGTTTGTCTTTGTATGTATATAATTATTTAGTATTTTTGCGGTGTGTTTAATTTCAAAAACTATTAAGCTATGATGGAAGAAAATGCAAAAACATTATTAATGGTAAACGCAGAAGAACTCAAAAAATATCTCATTGGGTTCGAGGATCGTGTTTTAGGTGCAATTGCGCCAAAGGTAGGGGAATCACAAACAGCAAATGAAGAATTTTTGCCCGTGAGTGAAGTCTGTAACTGCTTGGAAGTATGTAAATCCACGTTATGGAAATGGGAAAGGGCGGGAATCCTCAAACCAATCAGACGTGGAAAGAAAGTTTTTTACAGAAAATCAGAGGTCAGAAATATGTTGTTAAACGGAAACTAAAAGACAAGCACACATGGAGACAAACGAGCACAAAATCATGAGACTATTACAGAACGGAGCAAGGCTTGGGACGATAGACTTTGTAAGGCAAGGTTTTATCTGTCACCCAAATAAAGCCATAAGTAGACTAATTAGCCGTGTAATCCCTATCAAGTCGGAATGGATTAAGCCAAAATCGGGAAATCGTTACAAGGTGTGGTGGATAGAGCCACGCAAGGAGGAATAGAGTAAGGAAAGATTGCAAATAGATATGGTGGGGTTATTGATGGAAGCTGCACGATTCATCGCTCCACCATATTCAATAAAACAAGGTTAGATGGAGAGGTGGAATAATGACATTTTGTCAAAAATATTTACCACTTCGGAAATCAAGGAATCACGCCAAAATGGTAGTAAATAAAGGCTATTTCCAAAATGGAAAAACCCACCTAAAGAAAAATTAACCACAAAAACCAAGTTCTAATTATGTACGATAAAGTAACATTCCAAATAGACACAGACAGCAAAAAGGCAAAGAAGATTGTATTGAAGTTAGCCAATGTAAAAACCACAACGGAGAAAAACGGATTTACAAGATACATGGGTAACTTAAAGAACTTTTTCGTTGCGGTAAATGGAATCGAGGTATATTTGAGGGGAAGCATCAACAAATATTACTTTGGGGATAATTTGAGGAACGGAACAAGAGAAGATACAATGGAAGCCATTTTGGGCTTGTCTAAAGATTTGGGGTTAGACCTAATGAAAGCAAAAGTCTTAGGGTTGGAGTTAGGCGTAAACATCGAAACAGAAAACCCAGTGAAAGAGTATCTGCAAAACCTTAGAGAAATGACAAAGCGCAAACGAAAGGATTTTGGGAGCACATTGTATTACAAAAATTCAGACAAGAAAAGAGAGGACGAATTTGTATTTTACGACAAGCTAAAGCAAATGCACGAAAGCGGATGTCATATCCCTGCCGAATACCAAGGAAAGAATGTACTTCGGTGCGAAATGCGCTTCAAAGGTAGGCTATCAAAGACAATACAAGGACTAAAGATAAAAGGTGAGGACTTGTGCAAGGCTGACTTTTGTAGCAGAGTGGTTAACGAAATGCTCGTGAGATATGGAAGCATAGCCAAGAAAGAGCAGCGCTACAAATCGGGGATGGCTCAGAACTACACCGAAAAAAGGCTATGGGAGGCTGAAATGATAGTTGGAGAAATAAATGCCTCAGTGCACAAGCGAGACGTAAGAAACGAGAAACTTTTGCGTAAGCGTCTAAAACTCCTTAGTGAGACCAAAAACACGGAGAGCCAACTAACCCAAGAACTAAGGAGCAAACTAATTTCTTGGAGCTATGATTTTAAGAGCGGAGGAGAAGCCCCAAATAAAGCGATTTAAGCCCTTGAAATTTCCTAAGATGATAAATTATACACAGAAATACAGAAAATGCCAAGATGGGGCTAAAAAGGGCCTCATCTTGGGCATTTTGTTTTATTCCATATCTACACAAGATTTTGAAGCGAATGAGACAAGGAGCGACACCGCGCCCCATTAG